GCTAAACCATCAGCATTGGATAGGATTAATGTACGAAGACTATTAATTAGATTGAAGAAATTCATTGCTAGTTCTTCTAGATACTTGTTGTTTGAAAATAACACAGTAGCTACAAGAGCAAGATTCTTGAATATCGTTAATCCATTCTTAGATTCGGTACAAGCTAATCAAGGTTTGACTGCTTATAGAGTTGTAATGGATGATTCTAACAATACACCTGATGTAATTGATAGAAATCAATTAGTTGGACAGATATTTATACAACCTGCAAGGGCTGTAGAATTTATCGTATTGGACTTCGTAGTTCAACCAACTGGAGCAACTTTTAACTAAAAAGTTAAACACAACCTCAATTAAAAGCCCAGACTAATCATCTGGGCTTTTTCTTTTATGCTATTTTTCCTGAGTATGTGATATTTATTACTGATTATATTAGAATAAACTTTTAATGGAGAAATAGAATGCCACAGCTGATAGATCCGACAGATATAATGTTCACGCAATTTGAACCAAAAGTTCAAAATCGGTTCATTATGTATATAGAGGGAATTCCTGCATATACAATTAAAACAGCAGCACGACCAACAATATCCTTTGAGGACATTACTCTAGACCATATTAATACAAAAAGATATGTTAAAGGTAAAGGGGAATGGCAATCACTGGCAATAACACTTTACGATCCAGTTGTACCTTCAGCTGCACAGGCAGTTATGGAATGGGTAAGACTTGGACATGAATCAGTAACTGGGCGTGATGGATATTCAGATTTTTATAAGAAAAATATTACTTTCAATGTTTTAGGTCCTGTAGGTGATATAGTTGAAGAATGGCAACTAGTAGGAACTTACATTTCAGAGGCTAACTTTGGAACACTCGACTGGGCAACAAATGATCCAGTTGATATTGAACTGACTTTAAGATACGATTACGCAATACTACAGTTCTAAAAATTAACACAAAGCTAAATTAAAAGTTGTGGCATTCTTTTAATAAAGCTAAAATAGATAGTTATGTAACATGAAACTAGATTAAGGAGTTATAATGTCTACAAAGAAACAACAGAGTAGGTTTCCTACTGAGATTGTCGATTTGCCTAGTAAGGGTTTAATTTATCCTGAAGGGCATGCATTAAGAGACGGTAAAGTTGAAGTAAAGTATATGACTGCAAAAGAAGAAGACATACTTACATCAGTTGGACTAATTGAAAAAGGTTTGGTAATAGATGAACTTTTAAAATCACTAGTTCAGACAAAGTTTAATTTCGGTGACATCACAATAGGTGATAAGAATGCTGTTATGTTATCAGCAAGAATATTGGGATACGGAAAAGAATATGTTTGTGATGTAACTTGTCCTAATTGTGGTGCAAAAGAAGAAACAACTTTTGATCTTACGACATTCAAATACAAAGAGATTGATGAGAAATTATACGGAGCAGAGAATAAGTTTGAATTTGAGCTTCCAAACTCAAAAAGAAAAATAGAGTATAAAATCCTAACACAGTCAGACGAACAGGCAATTGACGCAGAGCTTGATGGCGTTAAAAAAGCTGGAATAGCAGTAACACCAGAAATTACAACAAGACTAAGGTATCAGATCTTGTCAGTAGACGGTGAGACAGGCAAAGAAAAGATTAATAGTTTTATTAATAATGAATTCTTTGCACTAGACTCAAAAGCTTTCAGAGACAATTATGTTAAGATGATGCCAGATGTTGACTTTGAGTCAGGCTATCTTTGTAATGAGTGTAATTGGACAGGAAAAGTAGCCCTACCCATTTCAACAAATTTCTTCTGGCCTTCCCGGTAGATCCCGAATACAGGCCGATAGTACATAAGCAGATATTTGAGCTATCGTACTACAGCGAAGGCGCATTCACATTCGGGGATCTTTACGAGATGCCAATATATCTTAGAAAATTCTATATGAACCAGTTAGTCGATGCCAAGAAAGCAGAGAGCGAGCAGGTCAAGAAAGCAAGTAAAGGTAGAAGATAATTCAATTACTCGATAATTATATGTGTAAGCTTATACACAAATTTAAGGAGTTTTCGCATGAAGAAAATCAAGATAACTGAATTCACGTCTGGAGATGCTGTTAAAGCTCTAATTGGTGCATTCATATTTAATAAAGTGACTGGTAAAGACGCAGAGGCAAAAAAGATTCAACAATCAGTTTCAAGCCATGACAAGGCAATTGAAAAGCAGCTTGCAACAATTAGTAAAGGTATAGAGAAAAATATGAAAGTTGTAAAGCAGCAAATTGATAAGATGCCTAAAGATCAAAAAGCAAGAGTACAAAAATTAGCAAGCAAATTTGATTATTAAAGAGTAGTATAATGCCTCAAGTCTCAAAAGAAGAAATAAATCTAATAGAAAAAAGAAACGACCTTTTTGACAAGTTTAATAAGCTTCTGTCTAAAAAGACAAAACTCACAAAAGAAGAAAAAGCAGAGATGCAAAGTCTCAATAAAGAGATAAATGCGACAACAAAATCAATAAAAGCTTTTGATAAAGAGGCTGAAGAAGCAGTTGATACATTAGTAGAGTTACAAAAAAAGACCAAAAAATTAGGTGGGCAGTTTAAAGAGGTAGGTAGTGACAAAAAATTTGGAAAATTTTTAGATGAAATTGCTGATCAGTCTAAGAAGGCAGGACCTCTAATTGCAAAAGTAAGTGATAATTTAGCACAGCTAAAATCACAAGGAAAAGGAAGCGGAGATCTCGCAAAAGGTTTAGCAGGAGTAGTTAAGACAGAGACTGATATTTTAACAATTGCTAGTGATAGATCTAAATTAGCAGACGCAGATATAAAATCAATGAGAGCTTCTGCAAAACAATCACTTGCTAGGTTAAAGACAGCAGGAGCCCAAACAAAAACAGAACAAGAGCACGTAAAGCTACAGTTGCAACAAATTACATCTCTAGAGCGAATGCAGCTCAGAGAAGAAGCAATAAATGATGCAAAAGAAAAAGGGAACGAACTGGCAGGAAAAGCACATGACATTTATATGAGGCTTACATCAGGCCCCTTAGTGCTTTTTGTGACGATATTAGAAGGCATTAAAAAATTAGTTGGTGCTGTAAGTGAAATAACAAAAGACGTTCAGAAAAGTATCGGAGGTTCAGCTGCAAGGTCAGCAGAATTAGCAGCAAGCTTAAAAGCTTCTCAAGGATTTACAAGAGGTGCAGCAATCGCAGCTACAGGACTTGGAGCAAATGTACGAGAAGCACAGATAGAAGCAGGACTAGCAGCAGATAATATGGAGGTTATGAAAAACGCATCAATAGGTGTAAATGAAGCAGTAGTCGCATTACAGTCCGGACTTCAAGCATCTCAAGTAGCTGAACTCGCACAGACAATGTCAGAGGTTACAGACTTATCACGTGAAGCAGCATCAGCACAGTTAAATTCAGTGATGGCATTCGCAGAAATGAATAATGTAGCACCAGCTGCTGTAATGTCAGACATGGCTGAGAATGCTGCTCAGTTAGCTATAATGACAGACGGATCTGCTGATTCAATGGCAAGGCTCGCAGTCCTTGCACGTAAAGCTGGAATAGAATTAAGCGCAATGAATTCAATTGCAGACGGACTCTTAAATATTGAAGAATCACTAAACGCTGAATTTGAAGCAAGTGTGCTGCTTAATAGGGATATAAACTTAGACCTTGCAAGACAGGCTGCTCTTCAAAATGATATGGAAGGAATGGTAAGTGCTATACAAGATGAACTCGGCGGAATGGATTTTGGAAGTCTTGATAGGCTACAAAGAGAATCACTTGCAAGCGCAGTTGGTGTGGGTGCTGATGATCTTGGCAGAATCATGTCCCGTTCAGGTGAAGAATTACAGGGATCAGTTGAAGAACAAGCACTAAAAACGACAAAAGATTTAGCAAAAGAAGCTGTAATACACACAGATAAATTTGGCACTATGATAACTTTTCTGATGACAATTGCTGGTTTATTAGCTATGAACGGACCACTTGGCAAAATGTTAGGAAAAGGATTTAAGAAACTTGGAGGCACTAAAGCAGGTAAAGCTGCAATGGGCGCACTAAAATCTGGCAAAGCTGCAATCGCTACAGGGGCAACTGCTGTAGCTTCAAAAACCGGAAGCATATTAAAAGGTGCAAAAGACACTGTAATGAATGTCGTAAAAGGTGGAGGTACAAAAGGTGTAGAAAAAGGTCTTCAAAAAGAAGCTGCAGAGCAAGTTAAAAAAGAGCTCTCTTCAGCAAAACAGGCTGCAGTAAATTTACCATTTATTACTGCTGATAAATCAGGTCCAAAACATTTAAATATG